TATGATCCGGCTCAGCCATAAGGTCGGGGTGGATCCTAAGACGATACGGAGTTACAGGCAACGGCTTCCCGGGGAGATAGCTGCCAGAGCGAGACGGCCTCAAAGATTCCTTTTTGAAATTTAAAATTCCCTCGTTATTCCCTCGTTATTCCCTCGTTGTTCCCTTGTTGTTCCTCCGATACTCCCTTGTTATTTCCCCCATAATTCCGGGATCGCGATAAAATAGTACCATCGGCAAAAAGGATGCAGCCCCTCCCGGGATCTTTCCCAGAGGGGCTTTTTTCGTGGAGGGGTGATCGCATGCACGTGGTGGAGCCATTGAGAACTCTTGACGAAATTGAGGGCATGAAGGGCGTTCTGTCCCAAAACTATCACGGGGAGCGGGATCTCTTTATGTTTTCCTTCGCCGTGAATACTGGTTTCCGCATCGGGGATCTTAGGGAACTTCGCCCTATGGATCTCTTGGAGAAGGTTCGGGGGCGGTATAAGGTGCGGGATCGCATTGTAGTGAACGAGGAGAAGACCGCAAAGTCACGGTACGTGCCGCTGAACAAAGCAGCTCGGGGAGCCGTGCGGCGGTATCTGCGTTCCTTCGATGGATATGAGGGCGATCCTTTGCTGCTTTCGCAAAAGCCGAGCCCGGAGGGAGAGGGCAAGGCCATATCGAGGCAACGAGCGTACGAGATTCTGAACCAGGCAGCAGAGGCCCTTGGGATCTCTCGGGCTATTGGCACCCACACCATGCGCAAGACCTTTGCGTTCTGGTCGCTGAAGCGGGGAGCCCGCATCGAGGCGGTGATGCACATCCTGAACCACTCAAGCCCCCAGGTGACGCTCCACTATGCGGGGCTTGAGAGCGGCGAGATCGAGGGTATCTATCATGGCCTGAATCTCTAGGCGTTTAACGAAAAGTAGTGGGATTAATAATTCTACTTTTTGCGAGACCCAAGGCCTTGGATGCTAGGGGCTGAATCCTTGGCATTGCTGGCAAGAAATTGTTTTTGCCAAAACATGACACAATATACATATGACAGGTTTAGGGGGTGAGAGCTGTGCCGCGGAAGCCGGGAGAAGCCTACGCCAAAAAAAGAAAGCAAGCCAGGGAAAAGAGATACAACGATTCCCGGCCTGGGAGACATGACTTCTACCATTCCGGGATCTGGCTTCGAACTCGATACCGATACTTGTCAGAGCATCCTCTCTGTGAAGAGTGTGAGCGTCAGGGCCGGGTGCGAGTGGCTGACCTGGTGCACCACCGGGTAGAGATTGCCGCAGGAGGAGCCCCCCTTGATGCTGATAATCTCGAATCCCTGTGTCATGCGTGCCATAACAGGCGCCATGGGGCTTCAAGGGGGGAGGGGGGCGTTAAATGTCTACAGATTTGACACAACTTAGAACGGCGCGCAGTCGAAAACGTGCGTCCGCAAGTTTGAAACAAGGGGGGAAAATTAACAATGGGCCGAAGGGGACCGGCACCAAAGCCGGATAGGCTGAAGGCGATGGAAGGCAACCCAGGCAAACGAAAGCTCAACCTGAACGCCCCGGAACCCGAGGGGATGCCGAACTGTCCAACGGGGTTATCTAGGGCCGCAAAAAATGAGTGGCGGAGAGTTGCCCGGGAGCTACACAATCTGGGGCTGCTCACCCTGGTGGATCGGGCGGCTCTTGCTGTGTACTGTGACGCCTGGGAGAAATGGGCGCAGGCCACCGAGGCGCTTGACATGCACGGCTTGACCATGGAGTACCAGAACAAGGCCGGTGCTACGAACGTGGTCTCTCGCCCCGAAGTTGGGATCGCCACCAAGTATGCGGGGATTGTGAAGAGCTTCTGTGCAGAGTTCGGGCTTACTCCTTCCTCCCGGTGCCGCCTGGTGCTCCCGAAGGATCAGGAGGTTGACCAGTTTGAGGATGATTTTGCTTGAGCCGGGGACGGTGGTACAGGCAAGACAAGGAAAAGAAATATCCAGAGGTTGTCTTCTCTCCGGGGAAGCTGCCCCTCACCATGGCGGATGAGCACGCCATAGAAGAGGAGGGGTGTTTCTTTGAAGAGCGATCCGCAAAGAGAGCAATCAATTTTTTTGAGCGTTACCTTCGCCACTCCAAGGGACGATGGGCGGGAAAGCCCTTCCTCCTCATGGATTGGCAGAAGTACGAGGTGGTGGCGCCCCTCTTCGGGTGGAAGCGCAAGAATGGCACCAGGCGCTTTCGGCTTGCCTACATAGAAGTGCCTAAAAAGAATGGGAAAAGTGGATTATGCTCCGGTATCGCTCTGTATCTACTCTGTGCAGATGGAGAGCCCGGGGCGGAGGTTTACACCGCCGCAGCGGATCATAAGCAGGCGGGGATTGTTTACAACGAATCGGAGCGCATGGTAAAGAAGTCCATGGATCTTCGAAAGCGTCTCAAGATACGGCCCTCCACCAAGACCATCTACTACCCGAAGAACCACTCTGTGTATCAGGCTCTTTCCGCCGATGTGGAGACGAAGGAGGGGTACGACATCTCTGGGCTGGTCTTCGACGAGCTTCACGCCCAGAAGAAGCGTGCCCTATGGGATACCCTTCGATACGCCGGGGCTGCCAGGGAACAGCCTCTTTTTGTTTCCATTACCACGGCGGGTTTTGATCGGCAGAGCGTTTGTTGGGAGCAGCATGAATATGCTCGAAAGATTATCAAAGGACAGGTCTTTGCCCCGTCCTTTTTTGCGTTGATCTACTCCACAAACTGGGAGGATGCCGAGGCAAGAAACACCGACGAGCAGGAACTTGACTGGCGGTCCGAGGAGGCGTGGATAAAGGCAAACCCCTCCTTGGGAGAAACAATCAAGCTGGAAGACCTTCGGCAGGAATGCCTCGAAGCCCAGGAGAGCCCCTTGAAGGAAAACGCCTTCAAGAGGTACAGGCTGAACATCTGGACCCGGGCGGAGACTCGGTGGTTTGCTATCGACAAGTGGAATGCTTGCGGCGGGGCTTTTGATCCCGCAGTTCTCCAGGGCCGCCGGTGCTTCGGTGGGCTGGACATGGCAAGCGTAGATGATCTTGCCTCTTTCTCCCTGGTCTTTGAGCCCGGGGAGGATCGTTTGCTGTACGTTCTCAACTGGTCATGGTGTCCCAAAGAAAACCTGTGGAAGCGGGTGAAGAAGCACCGGGTGCCCTATGACCGTTGGGAGAAAGACGGGTATCTGGAGGCCACCGAGGGGAACGCCATCGACGAGCTTGCGATCCTCAAGAAGATATTTGCCATCAAGGACGAATACCCAGGGATGGAGCTTGTAGGCTTCGACCGCTGGGGAGCCATGAGCGTGACCAGTGCACTGGAAGAAGAGGGCCTGAACGTGGTGCCGGTTGGTCAAGGCTTTGCTTCTCTCTCGGCCCCCTCGAAGACCTTGGAGCGGGCAGTGCTCGATGAGGTCTTGCGGCATGGGGACAACCCCGTGCTTTCCTGGGCGGCGGACAATGTGGTGGTGGCCCGTGATCCTGCGGATAACATCAAGCCCGTGAAGGACAAGAGCACCGAGAAAATTGATCCGGTGGTGTCTCTGGTGATCGCCATTGCGGCGATGCAGCACGCCACGGAAGAAGAAGAATTCGTGTACGAACGCCGGGGTATCCTTTCATTATAGCAGTAAGGGAGGTGAGATTGCTTGAGAAAAAACGTGTTTTTGCGTGCTGTGGATGCTTTCCGCAGGGGCTTGGGGCCAAGTATCCGCCCTTCCGAAGCCGAGATAATCCGCATCATGACGGGCGCTTCTCTGGCGGGAAACGCAGTGACCGAGGAAAAGGCCATGCGTTTCAGTGCCGTTTACGCCTGCGTGCGGGTACTCTCGGAATCCGTGGCACAGTTGCCTTTGAAGGTGTACCGCCGCAAGGGAGGCGAACGTCAAGAGGCGTCGGACCATTACCTCTATCCGCTTCTACACAACGCCCCCAACCCGAGACAGACGGCCTTCAGCTTCTGGGAGGCAGTAACAGCCTCTCTTACCTTGTGGGGGAACGCCTACGCTCTCATCGACCTGGACAACGCCGGGAGGGTAACGGCACTTTGGTTTCTGGATCCATCGTCGGTGTATCCCCGCAAGACAGAGAAGGGCCTGGTCTATGACGTGGGGGCAAAGACCTATCTCTGGGGCGAAATACTACACGTCCCAGGGCTAGGGTTTGACGGGCTCATGGGGCACTCGGTGGTGCGCACGGCGGTTGAATCCATCGGCCAGGGGATAGCCGCCAGCGAATACGCCGGGAGATTTTTCAGTAACGACGCAACGCCCCGGGGAGTCCTGGAGATGGATGGGTTTTTCAAAGATCCCGCAGCAGTGGAACGTCTCAGGAGGTCATGGAACGATCTCTACCAGGGAACAGACAATGCCCACCGGGTGGCGATTCTTGAAAACGGGCTGAAGTTCAAGCCCTTGACCATCAACCCAGAGGATGCACAGCTCTTGGAAACGAGAAAGTTCAACCGCTCGGAGATCGCCGGGATCTTCAGGGTACCGCCGCACATGATCGGGGATCTCGAAAAATCGACGTTCAGCAACATCGAGCACCAAAGCATCGACTTCGTAAAGTTCAGCCTCTCCCCCTGGCTGAAAAGGATCGAGCAGGCCATCTCTCTTCAGCTCCTCTCCCCAGGGGAGCGCAAGCGGTACTTTGCGGAGTTCAAGCCCGAGGGGATGCTCAAAGGCGACGTCAAGAGCAGGTACGAAGCATACGAGGTGGCCATCCGCAGCGGGTGGATGTCGATCAACGAAGTGCGTGGGCTGGAAAACCTAAACCCCGTGGAGGGAGGAGATGAGCATTATTTGCAGATGCAGATGGTGCCCATATCGCAAGCAGGAAAGGAGGTAGGGGATGGACAAGGAAATTCGAGCGATCCCGGCGGAATTCCGGGTGAAGGAAGCGGAGAATGAGCCCACCAAGATCGTGGGCTATGCGGCGAGATTCAACGAACTCTCTGAAGAGATGTGGGGCATGCGAGAAAAGATCGCCCCGGGAGCATTCAAGGAAGCAATAGGCAAAAGCGACGTTCGAGCACTCTGGAATCACGACCCGAACTACGTACTGGGAAGAACGAAAAACGGCACCCTGCAGATCCGCGAGGACGAACAGGGTCTTTTTTATGAGGTCACGCCTCCGGATGCGCAGTGGGCGCGTGACCTGGTGGAGTCGATCAAGCGCGGGGATGTGGACCAGAGCTCCTTCGCCTTCACCGTGGACGTGGAGCAGTGGGACGAATCGGGAAGCCCAGTGGTCCGCACCATCGTCAAGGTCCGGGAGCTGTACGACGTTTCGCCGGTCACCTATCCGGCCTATCCCACGGCCACCAGCGGCGTGAGGTCTCTGGGCGACGTGGCGAAGGAGCACAAGGCGGCACCGGCACCAAAAGCCCCGGAATATCTCCGGGAAAAAATCCGACTGTTGGAGGTTTGAAATGAATATCAGGGAAATGATGGAAGCACGCGCAACGATGGTAGCAGAGGCCCGTAAGCTCCTGGACACGGCAGAGGCTGAAAAGAGGGAACTGAGCGCCGAGGAGAGGGCACAGTACGATAAGGCGTTTGACGAGGCCCGGAAGCTCGGAGACAAAATCCAGCGGGAGCAGGAACTCCGTGAAGAGGAAAGGCGGCTCGCAGAGGCCGGACGGCTGGAGCCTGAGAAGAAGGAAAATCCCGAAGAGCGCAAGCTCGTGGCCTTCAGGAACTTCCTGATCAACGGCAACGCGGCCGAGTACAGGGCGCTCGCCAACGATAGCGACGCGAGCGGCGGTTACCTGCACGCGGCCGAGCAGTTCGTGGCCCGGCTCATTAAGGGGCTGGACAATCAGGTGTTCGTGCGTAAGTATGCCACTATCCTGCCCGTGACCGGCTCCGATACTCTCGGTGTGCCCACCCTGACCGCCGACCCCGCCGATCCCACGTGGACAACGGAAATCGCGGGGCCGAGCGAGGATGCGACCATGGCGTTCGGGCGGCGCTCCCTGCAGCCTGAACAGCTCTCCAAGCTCATCAAAATCAGCATGAAGCTCCTTCGGACCTCCGCCCTGCCCGTGGAAAATCTCGTGGCTGACCGGCTGGCCTACAAATTCGCCATTGCGCAGGAAAACGCCTTCCTCAACGGCGACGGCGACGGGGAGCCCCTGGGCATTTTCACCGCCGACGCAAACGGCATCAACACCGACCGGGACGTGAGCACCGGCAACAGCGACACCGCGGTGACCGCCGACGGCCTCGCCGAGGCGAAATATGCCCTCAAGGCCCAGTATCGCGGAACCGCCCGGTGGATCTTCCACCGCGACGGCGTGAAAAAAATCGCCAAACTCAAAGACGGCGAGGGCCAGTACCTCTGGCGGCCCGGCATCACCGTGGGCGAGCCTGACATCCTCATGGGCCTGCCCGTGGATGAATCCGAGTACGTTCCCACCACCTGGACCACCGGCCTGTACGTCGGGGCGCTCTGCAACTGGGCAAACTACTGGATCGCCGAGCTCCAGGGCGTGGAACTGCAGCGGCTCGTCGAACTCTACGCGGGAACCTCCCAGATCGGCTTCATCGGCCGCATGTACGCCGACGGCGCGCCAGTCCTCGCCGAGTCGTTCGTCCGCGTCAAGCTCGGATAAGGGGGGTGATCCCGTGAACCTCAGCGAAAACTGCAAGGTGCTGATGGTCAAGGCGGCCCAGGCCGCAGGAACCGATGCCATCACAACCGACGTGGTGGACATGGCCGGATACCGGGAGGTCGTGTTTATCGGCTCCATCACCACGAAAAACGCGCTCAATTTTGTGAATCTCCAGGAGGACAGCGCCTCCAACGGCGCGACCCTCGCGGACCTCAAGGGTACGAAAGCCGCCAGCAACAAAACGTATTTCAAGCTCGGCCTCGTGCGCCCGCTCAAACGGTACGTGGCGGCAAAAATCACCAGAGGATCGAGCACCGCCACCGGCCCCGTGTGGGCGATCCTGTTCAAGGCCCGGCAGGGGCCGGTAACCTCCGCGGCCGCCGACCTCGACGAGGAAACGCACGTTTCGCCGGTCGCCGGCACGGCATGAGAAGAGGGGCTCTAAGCCCCTCTTTTTTTTACTTTCCAACAAGGAGATGAAGGCATGAGCGATTACAGCGCGAAAGTGTACATGGAGCAGGGCGGTGAAAAACTCGTCAACGGCGGGGAAATCAGCGTTGTCGGCGGAAAGATCACCAAGGAGGGCACGCAGGCTAACCACATCGCCGACGTGGCGGTCACCGCGACCCTCACCGGGGTGGACACCGGCACGGACATGACGGCGGCACAGGCCGCCACGATAGTGACCGACCTCAACGCGGCAAAGACCGCTATCAATGCCATCCTCAAGGCTCTGGAGGACGTGGGAATCCTCAAGAGCAGCTAGGAGGTGGCGGCATGAGACTGACACGGATATCCGTCGCCGTCGTGACGGACGAATCCGGAGATGCCGTTTTTTACACCCCGGCGCTGAACGGCGTGGTGCGCTCCGTGCGGTACATCAAGCCCACAAGCGGCGGACTGGACGGCGGGGCGGACATCGACATCGTGACGGACAAAGGCGCAGTGGTGGTCTGGGACAAAGACAATCTAGCCGCAAGCACCGTCATCTACCCCATGATCCAGGCGCAGAGCACCGCAGGGGTGGACATCTCCGGGTTCTATGCGCCTATTCCGGTCTGTGACGAACGTATCAAAATTACCGTCGCCAATGGTGGCGATACCGGGGCCGGAACCTTCGAATTTGTAATAGAGGGGGTGGCACTGTGAGAGTGAAAATGTTAAGCCGGGCCGCAGGGCCAGACTGGAGGGCGAACGTGGGTGATGAACTTGATCTTCCCCTTGAAATTGCCGCCGGGCTGGTCTCTGGTGGATATGCGGAGGCGTTGGAAAAAATCCGACCCGCTCCGGCTCCCCCGGCTGTCGAAACGACTGCCATGGAGCCCACGGAAGAGAAAGCGGTAAAGCCTAAGGCGCGGCCCAGGAGAAGGACGACGCCAAAGAAAAAAACTGGTTAGGAGGTGTGCCCGGTGGAGCTGAAAGTTGTAACTCCGCCCGTAGCGGAGCCCGTCACCCTGGCGGAAGCAAAGCTCCATCTGAGGGTGGATCACAGCGACGAAGACGCATACATCACCGCCCTTATCACCGCTTCCCGGGAGTGGTGCGAGTCCTACCTGAGCGGATCCATTTGCCAGCAAACCAAGGCTCTGATAATGAGCTACTTCCCGTATTACCATCGGCTTCCAGGGGGGCCTGTGCAAAGCGTATCTTCCGTGGTTTACATGGACGAAAACGGAGATGCCCAGATCGTGGACGCCGACACCTATCGGCTGACCGGAGACGGCTATCTCTCCCTGGAATGGGGGCAATCCTGGCCGACAGGCTACGCTTGCGACGTGACCATAACGTATGTTGCCGGGTATCCCCCGGAAGTAACAACGGAACTTGTGGAGGAAGAGGGAGAGGACCCGGTGGAAGTCGAGACAACAGACTACGCCGCGAATGTCCCCGCATCGATCAAACAGGCGATTCTCCTTTTGGCGGGGGCACTCTATGAAAACCGGGAGATGGAAGGGGCGTCTCCTCCAGGAGTGCGTGAGCTATTGCGCCCGTATCGTGAGATCTCGCTATGATCGGGGAACTCAGGGACAGGATAACCATCTCCCGGGAAACACGCACGTCCGATGGTATGGGGGGGTGGACTACGGAGACAACGACTCTTGCCACGGTCTGGGCGCACGTGAAGGCCCCCTCCTCGAAGGATGGACTCATCGCCGGGGCAGAGACGGAGATCCGTACTCACGTGGTGCGGGTACGGCAAACAACTACCACCCTGGGAGTGCAGATCAATGACACCATCATTTGGCGGGGCTACTCTCTCACCGTTCGGGCATGCAGGCCATTGGAGCGGGAGTGGCTCGATTTCGACTGCAAACTGGAGGTGCCGGGATGATTCCCGTTCGAGTAGAAGGCATGGAGGAAATACTTCGGGATCTCCGGAAAGCCCAGGCGGACGTACAGCAAGAAGCCCGGGAAGTGCTGAAGGAGCAGGCGAAAATTATTCGAGACGACGCCCGCAGCCGGTGCCCTGAGGATACGGGCACGCTGAAAAGATCGGTGCGGTCGTCAGTGTCCCGGAAAAGGCTTGATGCGTCGGTGTCAGCGGGCGGAAAGGTCCGAGGAAAAGACGCTTATTATGCGCAGTTCGTGGAGTTTGGGACAAAGCACGCCCCTGCAAAGCCCTTTCTGTATCCCGCAGGGCGGGCGCATGAGAAGGAGACGGAAGAAAAGCTCGTCAAGGTCTTGACTGACGCTGTGAGGAAGGGGGCGGGAGGATGAGTCACGTGTCAGTAACACAGTCCGTTTTCAACGCCCTCACCTCCTCGGCTCCCCTCATGGCAAAGGTGACCGGCGTGTATGACGTGGTGCCGGAGGGAACGGACGGGCCGTATGTCGCCCTGGGATATGAGCAGTCCCTGCGGGGACGATTGCTCAACGAAGGAGAGCGAGCCTGGTATTTCGACCTCGACATTTGGAGCGAGTACCAGGGCAGGAAAGAAGTTTTGGAGGTGGCCGACCTGATCAAGGGGGCGCTTCCTCCCGAGTGGTTCTGTGAGGAGCTGACGGTGCTGAAAGATCCCTCGGGCTGGTATCACGGCGTACTCACAATCAAGGGATACGATAGATAGGAGATGATTACATGAGCGCAACTGCTTCGAAAGTAAGCGTTCTGAAATTGACGGTGGGGGCGACGCCTACCGCTCTCGGGGAGGTCCGAAGTTTCAGCATTGAGACCGCCCTCGGGACGATTGATGTTTCCACGCTCTCGACGAACTGGAAGAGCTATCTTGTAGGGCAGGCTGGGTGGAGTGGGAGCCTTGAATGCTTCTATGACCCGACAGATTCAGCCCAGGCCGACCTCGTATCGAAGGCTCGAGCCGGCACTCTCTGCACCATCACCGTGCAACCCCTCGGGGCCGGGAGCGGCAAAACCCAGCTATCCGGCACCTGCTACGTCACGAGCATGGGAATCACCGGCGCCACGGAAGATGCGGTGGGCGTATCCTTCAGCTTCCAGGGAACCGGAGAGCTTGCTCTTGCCTCCGATGCTTCGTAGGGGGTGAGGTAGATGGGAGCATTGGCGGCAAAGAAAGCTATCATCAAGTTCGACATCCTCGGCACGAAAACACCCATAGGGGAGGTGCGCTCCTTCTCTTTGGAAACCTCTCTCGGAACCATCGACGTGTCCACCCTTTCCACCGACTGGAAATCGTACCTCGTCGGGCAGGCTGGGTGGTCCGCTTCGATGGATCTCTTTTACGACCCCACCGACTCGGGGCAAGACGAGCTTGTTACCCGGGCTCTTGAGGGTACGCCGTGCGAGTTTACGCTCCTTCCCTTTGGGGAGGACGAAGTGTATGTCCTTGATCTGGGGAGCCCCACGGGTGGAACCTTTACCATGGGAGATGGCGACACCATCGTTACCTCCTCGCTGGATCACGACGCAACACTCACAGAGATTCAGACTGCACTTCGCACGGCCTATGACGAGCCGGGTATCTTCCTCGCAGAGGGGACGGGCACCATCATTATCTCCTTCCCAACGGGCGTAACCGCTGAACTGGCCATTCAATCCTCTCTCACGGGCGGTGATTCCCCGACCTGCACGTTACAGGACGAGCCCGCCGTTTACGTGGGAACCGGGAGCATCACATCGTGGAGCCCTGCGGGAGCCACCGAGGATGCGGTGGGCGTGTCAATTTCCGTCCAGGGAGACGGGGAACTGGAGTTGAACCCGGCATGAAGCTGAAAAAACTACAATATGGAATCAACGCTATCCGGGCGCTGGTGAAGGAAACCGGGAAAACGCCGCCTGAAATTCTTGAGTCTGGTTTTGATCCCCGGGATATAGAGTTCGGGGTGGCGCTCATCTGGGCGGGGTTGCTGTGGCAGGACAAAACTCTGACTCTTGAACAGGTGGGGGACCTCCTCGATGAGGCTGAGGATGGAGCGTACTTCGAACTCGTCACCCTGGCCGTGAATGGCCTGGTCTCCTCTTTCCAACGGAGCTTTGGAATCCAGGAAGAAGCCGGAGAGGGAGAACCTGAAAAAAACTGACCGCAGGGGACTGGGAGAAAGCCGCCGCCGATCTGTTGCTGACGGCTCTCGGTCCCCTGCGCCTTTCGTATGATGACGTGTGGACCCTCACATGGGGAGAGGTTGAAGACCTCGCCTATGCGTGGAGGTACAGCGAGTTTTTGGAAACGCAAAAAAGAGCACAGCACGCCGCATGGATCATGAACGCCACCGGGAACCTGAAAAGGCCCGTGAGGGTTGAGGACCTGTCCGGGTTCTGGGTAGATGGCGAAGTGCTGAGCAAAAACGAATACCACGAATTTCAGAAGCGGCGGATCCAGACCAGGAAGGAGCGCAGGAATGGCTAAGAAGAAAATCACATATGCGTTCGGTGCGGATCTTTCCGGGCTGGAACGAGGGTGGAAACGCATCGACAGCCAAATGCGTCGGATGTCCGCCAGCGTGGAGCGCACCGGGCGAGCCATGACCACGGCGTTCACCGTCCCCTTGGCGGCAATCGGAACCATGGCGACGAAAGCCGCCCTGGACGTGGACAAGGCTTTGCAGAACATCGCCCGTGGAACCGGCGCCACGGGGAAGGCCCTCGGAGATCTCCAGAAGGAGTGGCGAGGGCTTGCCGGAACCGTCTCCCAGAACTTCGAAACCTCCGCTCAAGTGCTGGCCGATTACAACACCCGACTCGGGCTGACAGGGAAAGCGCTCAAGGGGCTCTCTAAGCAGGCCCTCGATGCAGGGCGCATGATGGGGGAGGATACGTCCCAATTGGTGGCGGAATCCTCCAAGGCCATGCAGGACTGGGGCGTGCAGGCTGGCGAAATGGCCGGCTTTATGGACAAGATTTTCACCGCCTCCCAGAGCACTGGCATCGGCATGGCGAAACTATCCTCACAGATGTACAAGTACGGCTCGGCCCTCCGACAGATGGGCTTTGATGCCAATACCACCGTGGCGATGCTCGCGCAGTTTGAGAAGCAAGGAGTTAACACCGAGCTAGTGCTAGGCTCTCTCCGGATTGCTTTGGGTAATTTGGCGAAAGCTGGCATCACCGACGCAGGAGAAGCCTTTCGGCAACTGGCAGAGGATATTAAGCGTACAGAATCCCCGGCTGAAGCAGTTGGGAAAGCGATAAAGCTCTTCGGGGCTCGTGCCGGGGCAGATATGGCCGCTGCCATCAGGGAGGGACGCTTCGAGGTTGGGGAGCTGACAGCAGCCCTTGAAACGGCCCAGGGAGCCATAGAAAAGAACTCCAGCGCCACAAAGACCTTCGGGGATCAGTGGGCGGAAACAAAGAATCAAGTGGCTCTCGCCATAGAGCCTATAGGCAGGGAAATTCTGAATCTCGCAAACAGCGTTTTGCCCTCCCTGCAAGCGAAAACGGAAAGCCTTGGAGTGGCAATCGGGAACATGAGCGACGAGAGCAAAAAGAAAATGCTGGCTCTCGCCGGTGTCCTTGCGGCTGGCGGCCCGTTACTGCTGGCCGTCTCCGCCACCATGAACGCCCTCCGGAACCTGGGAACGTCCCTTGTCGCCCTGGCCTCCGGTCCTGTGGCGCCCTTCGTCATTGTCGCCGGTGCTGTAGTTGCCCTGGTGGCTCATTTCTCGGATGCGGAAAAAGGGCTAAAGAGCCTGAATGACCGCATAGCCGAGATGGACGTGGAGAAGTTGAGGCAGCTCCAGGGGATGCCCGGCGGGTTGCTCGGGAGAGAGGGCGTTCTCGGTTCTGTTGCCATCGCCCAGGAGGAGGAAAAACGGTGGCGGCAGGAGAATGCCCCCACGCTACCCAACGATGGGAAGCCAGCCCTCTCTGGCCGCCCCTCCACATCGATCACGCCCCCCCCATTAGCCCCCGTGGAAACAGCAGCGCCGCAGACTGCGACGGCGGTACAGGCAATCAATGAGGCGGGAAAGGCGGCAGTCCAGACCTATTCCGAACTTGCGGAAAAGCTATCCAAGGCCCTGGGAATCTCTGGGGAAGAGGCTGAAAGAAGGCTGGAATCTGCCAGAGAAATGGGCCCGCTGACGGCGGCAGAAGTAAAGAGGGCGGAAGAACGAAACGCCCTCCTGGAAGAAGCGAAACGTATCCACGAGCAGATAGAGGCGAAAGTAAAGGAGACCGGAGATAAAACCGGGGATCTTGGGGACATGACAAAACTTTGGGTGAACGACCTTTCCCGAGGGCTGGCCGATGCCATTGTGAACGCTAAAGACCTTGGAGACGTGCTTCAAAACATTGCGAAGCAGATAGCCTCATCCGCTCTGCAAAAACTCATCGGCGGCCTTTTCGGTGGTCTCTTCGCTGATGGGGCTGCCTTCTCCGGGGGGCGAGTGCTGCCCTTTGCCAAGGGCGGTGTTGTGTCCCGGCCTACGCTCTTCCCCATGGCGAAGGGTATGGGCTTGATGGGCGAGGCGGGGCCGGAGGCGGTAATGCCGCTGAAACGCACTGCGGATGGATCCCTGGGGGTAGCCTCCGAGAGCGGCGGAACGCACATCACCATGAACATCAATGCAGTAGACTCGCGCTCGTTTGTGGAGATGATGCGCTCGAACCGGGCAAGCGTGGAATCCATCGTCGTTGAAAACATCATGAAGAACGGCGCGGTCAGAAGCGCGATAAGGGGGCTGGCATAATATGGCGACCTTCACGGCTACGCCGCTCTACGCCTACCAGAGGGGCATAAACCATAACGTATTGATCACGGAGTTCGAGAGCGGCAAGGAGCAGCGCAAATACCTGGGGGTACGTGCCCGGACGTGGACGGTGGGATTCAGAGATGTTCCGGCGACCATAGCGGCAATTGAGGCCTTCTATAACGCCCGTAAAGGCAGCTACGAGGCATTCGCCTGGACTCCTCCGGGGACGAGTACAGCTATCAGCGTTCGGTTTGAAGAGGGCAGCCTCACTGTTAGCTACTCTGGCACCCACTACGCCGAATGCGAAGTGACTATGAGGGAAATACTATGAGCAGGGCAGGAGCGAATTACATAGGGGAGGCTTCCAGTGCGGAGGTCTCCCCGATTCTTTTGGTGCGGGCGCTGGACATTCCGGCGGTCAATAATCCATCGGTCAAGGTCAGCTTATATCTCACCGGGGCGCAATCGGACGTGACGTTTTTCAACGAGAGCGACGCATCACAGCTCTACACGGCCTGCGCTCTCTCGTATGACCAGGTGGCGGCGAGTACTGACAACGAGATCGGCACGGTCAACGTGCGGCTGGACAACGTGAGCGGAACTTTTACCTCTTTGGCGAAGGACTATGTACTCAAGGGTGTGCGTGTGCATCTTCTTGAGACGTTCGCAGACACCCTTTCTTCTCCCGCAGGTGCCCGGTGGATCTTCCAGGGGCACATAGAGAGGGCGACCATCTCTATCAGTGCGGTGGAGGTTTTGGTAAAGGCGGACTTCAGTCTCTCAACACGGGTTCCTCGACGGCTCTACTGGGTGAAGGACTTCCCCCACTTGCCGTCCAGCAAAGACCCGAGAACGTTGGCGCTGAAATGATTGGGATACCGTGGCAGACAAAGGGGCGAGACCATGACGGCATCGACTGCGTGGGGCTTGCCCTTCTCGCACAAAAGGAGCTGTACGGGAGGGCGTATCCCTTCCCCTTCGATTATGACCCGGAGACGGGAGATGAGACGACGCTCCTCCTCTGGCTGGAGGGTATTGCCGACGAGGTAGACGAGCCGCAGGACGGGGATCTCGTGATTTTTCGAATCCCGGGGGTAGAGAGGCACCACATAGGCACGGTGGTTGGTGATGCGCTGCTCCACATCTACCCGGGAAAGAGTTCTCGGATGGTGAAATTTCGAATGAACAGGATCTACAAGATCTACAGAGCGAGGGAGGTGGGAGCATGCCAGGGGCTGCGGTAGGTGCACTATTAGGATTTGTCCTTTCCGGAACAGGTTTAGGCGTAGGGCTTGCGGGTTTCCTTGGCGTGTCCGCCGGCACCCTCTGGATGATCGGGGCGAGCATCGGCAGCCTCTTCGACGCCCCTAGCCTCGACATTGGGGGGAGCACTCCAAACTATGCTTTTGGGGCGCTGGCGAACACGAAGAGCCAGCTCCTACCGATTCCCATTGTGTACGGGCGGTGCAGAATCGGTGGCAACGTCTTTATGCAGACCTTTTACGATGATTCGATGCAGAAGATGGACATGTTCGTGGGCGTGAGCGAGGGGCCGATCCAGAGCATAAAGAGCATATACGCAAATGACGTGATACTCATCAATGAAAACGGCGACGTGGTGCACGAGCTTGAGGATACAACGCTCAACCTGCACCTGGGAGCCTCTGATCAGGTGGCGGACAGCCGAGATCCCGGGGGGAACGCCTACCCGAACACGGCGTACGTTGCCCTCACCCTCAAGGCGCAGGATGGCCTGACAGGAAACCCGGTAATCAGCTCCATCGTTGAAGGACGCAAGGTCTGGACACCATCGGGAACGGTCTTCAGCCGCAACCCCGCCTGGATCGTGTACGACTTTCTCACGAACACCCGCTACGGTGTGGGGATCCCCATCGACCTGATTGATCTGCCCTCCTTTACAGCGGCGGCGGCCTACTGCGATCACCCCATCGATGGAGAACCGCGCTTCACCCTCGACTACATCATAGACACCCAGAGGCCGGCAATAGACCACTTGCAAGCCATGCTCGGGTGCTTCCGGGGATTCTTCCTCGCCCGAGACAAGATAGAACTCCACGTAGAGCAGACCGGGAGCGTGTACAAGGCCCTGACTCCGGACAACTTTGTCAAGAACTCTTTCATGTGGTGGCAGAAGAGCGGTGACGACAGCCCGAACAGAATCATCATCGAGTGGATCGACCCGAACAATCATTACGAGCAGTCAAGCGCCCCCTTCGAGATTCAGGAAGACATTATCGCCCGGGGAGTGTACGAGAAGAGTATTTCCCTCCTGGGAGTCACACGCCCGGAGCAGGTAGGACGACTTGGAAATTACCTGCTTGAGACGGCGCGAAGGGTGCAAAACTTCTGCGCGTTCCAAGTCTCGCTACAGGATGCGGATATCGAGGCCGGGGAGATCATCAGCATCACCTACCCGGACTTCACCGGATGGAGCGCAAAGCCCTTTAGAGTGCTTGCCGTGCAGGACGAAGGCCAGACCGGAACGGTCACGCTGACGTGCGCGGAATACGACGCAGCGGTGTACTCTGACGACGGGCTGCCCGTCGATAGTCCAGTACAGGACAGTCCGCCGGTCACATATGACGACGTGTACGCCCTGGCACTTGAGGACGTGGGGCATCAAGAGGGGGACGGTACATGGGTGCCGGTTGTCCGGGCAACATGGCAGAACCCGAGCGACTACACGCCGACGGCGATTAATGTACGGTGGCGGTATGTTGCGGACGAGGGCGAACCGGAAGAGGAATGGACGCTCCACACCAACAGCACGCGACTGATAACGCAGACCAACATTCCAAGCCTGAAAACCGGGCGTGAAGTCGAGGCCTGGGTGAATTGCGTTCGACCGGACACCGGGAAGGAAACGACCGGAAAAACGGCGTCGATCATCGTAGGGAAAGACGTGGAAGCCCCTGATGCGCCGACCGGACTAACGGCTACGGGCTGGTTCGGGTCGATCATCCTTGAATGGATAAATCCGACCGCGCCGGACCTATCCCATATCGAAATCTGGGAAAACGCGGTCGACGACCGTGACAGCGCGGTAAAGATTGCAGACGCGAAGGGCACTACGTACATGCGGTATCTTGGGAGCTTTCAGGGCCGCTATTACTGGATCAGGGCGGTTGACCTCTCCGGGAACATCAGCGCATGGAACGCCGAAGCCGGGGTATACGGGTACTCGGATCAGGAGACCCACCAGGATATAGTTGATTATTTGCTTGAAAATCCTTATATCCAGGAGGCTATTGCAGACCTCAACACCCCCATAGATTCCCTCGCCGAAGCGGGGATAAAAAACGCCTTAGCGGATTATGAAGGGACCATCCAGGATGCCCTGCGACAACGAAAAATAGATCAGCTTGCAGAATCTGCGATCCAGGGGGCCCTGACGGAACACAACAACCTGAAATACTCCATAGCAACAATCCGGGAAGAACAAATTATTCGGGAGGCGGAGGATGAAGCTCTTGCGTCCCAAATCCTCACCATTTCCGCAATCCTCGGGGATCCGGACGACCCCGGGGAGAATACCGTTTTTGCGGCTCTTGCAGAAGAAAAAACCGCCCGGGCACGGGAGGATGAAGCTCTGGCCCAGAATATCCTCGCCCTCTCCGCCGTAGTAGGGGATCCGTGGGATCCGGACGAAGGAACGGTTTGGGCGGGCATCCGGGAGGAGCAACGAGTTCGGGCTGCGGCAGATACCGCCCTCGCGGAGGATGTCTCCACGCTATCGGCCGCTATCGGGGATCCGGAAAATCCCGCAGACGGCACGGTATACGCCGCCGTACGGAACGAAACCCAGGCGCGAGTGGCGGCAGACTTGGCGGTTGCGTCGAACGTCAACACGCTGCAAACCCTAGTGAACGGCAATAGAAACAGCGTTCAGATACTGACCACCAGCATAAACGGTATCAAGGGCAAGGTGGCCGTAAAGATCGATACCAACGGATACATCACCGGGTGGGAATTGATTGGCGGGGCCGATTCCGGATCGATGGTTCTGCACGTGGACAATTTTATGGTAGGCCGTCCCGGGGCGACGAACAAGTACCCCTTTGTAATAGGCGTCGTGGACGGAGTGCAGCGTATATCCATGGATAATGCTTTTATCCAGGATGGGGCCATTAAAAACGCTAAGATTCAAGACCTCACTGTTGGCAGAATCAAGATTATGCACAGCCAATTTATCACTATGGAGCATTACCGCAACGCAAGCAGATATACATTTTCGGCGGTCGGGCATACGGAAACTGCTGCACGAAAAACTATCACCGTTGAAGACGGTTATCCCGTCACACTAATTTTTAACGCCATGACAAAAGTAATGGAGGGGCGCTGGGATCTGTCCTTGTACAGGGGCGGATCGAAAATAGCCTCCGTTGCCGACTGGGCGTTTGGCTCGCTCCAGACAGGAGCTACTTACTCATTTTTGGATAGCCCCCCTTATGGCGGAACATATACGTATGACGTGAAAATTAAGCTGACTGCTTCCGACCCTTCTACTATCGCGGGGAACTGGTTCTGGGAGCGAAATTTGATTTTGCTTCACGGGAAAAGATAGGGGGAACTCATGGCAAAAACAGGACGCGTAACTATGGTTTGCCACGACGAGAACGGACGAATCGGAGAAGTTTTTTCCGGGTTCCGGGAAGTGGTCACCCTGGATGTGGGAGAAAAGCTCGTGGTAGAAGTGGAAGAGAATGCCGGCGAAATCAGTCCCGAGGAACAGTACGTTGCCAACGGTGAGATTGTTGAGCGCCCCGCCATGGATCTCGGAGTCTCCGGGAACGTCATAACCCGGATCCCAAAAGGGGCGACCTTGCGGATTGGTGACCAAGCCTATACGGTCAATGATGGCCATGCGGAGATCGAGGGATATTCCGGGGCCGTAAAAATCACCTGCTGGCCCTATCAGGATACGGAGGTGCAGATTTGAAAATACAACATAAGCCGTCTCCCGAGGAAGTGCGCCGCCGCAGGGCGCAGGAATACCGGGCGCGCTTCCCGGTGGAAACGCAGCTCGAAGCACTTACGGAGGCTGCCCAGGGCAGGCCGGAAAAACTCGAAAAGCTGAAAAAGGGGCTCTCGGAAATTCGGGAGTCTCTTCCTTTTTGTAGCAATGAGGAGGTGAAATAGTGGCCGGAGCAAATTGGTATAAAGATGGCACAGCGAGCGCCACTAACGGCAGCACCACGGTAATCGGTTCCGGGACGCTCTGGAGCGTCCAAGCCAGAACGGGCGATCTGTTCGGATTCTACGATGGGAATGCACTGACAAGGCTCTACGAAATCAACAGCGTAACGGATAACACGCACATCGAACTGGCTGCGGAATTTGACGGTACCACGGTCGAAAACAGCACGTATGCCATCGTGCGGAACATGAACAACACCATGACCAGCGAAACGAACGCCATGCTGCAATCGTTTTTGCGGGAATGGAATTTGGCCTTGCAGCAAAACATGAAGGGCGATCCGGGAGACCCGGGCACTGATGGGTTGAATTTTCGGACGTTGGTAAGCGCCCCCTCTGCTGCCCTCGGGGTTGACGACGAAGCCGCCCTGAACGTCACCACCCTGAACCTATACCGGAAGGAGGCCGGCACCTGGGTGCTGCGGGCGAACATCAAGGGCCCGAAGGGCGACGACGGAACTGCGGGAGCCAAGATCTACATCTCGAACGTGGATCCCGTTATTGCCGATGGCGTCGCCGGAGATGTCGGTATCAATGTGACTTCTGGCGATGTTTTCCAGCGGCTTTCCACGGGATGGAGCCTCCAGGGGAATATCAAGGGCCCGAAAGGCGACGACGGAGATACCGGAGACACGGGCCCCAAAGGCGATAAGGGCGACCCGGCCTACTGGTTTGCCCCCTCTAGTGCTCCCGGGGTGTCCTTGGGGTCGGATGGCGACATGGCCCTGGTGGGTGGAGACTCGGGGAATTGGTACCGCCGGGAAGGCGGCGTCTGGGTCTTGAAGGGGTGCCTCAAGGGCGTCAAGGGCGACCAGGGCAACCCCGGCGGATACGGGGTCATCTGGGTAGGAGTTTGGGCAAGCGACACCGAATATACCGCCAGAGACGGCGTGTATTACAACGGTTCATCTTTCGTTGCTCTGCAAACGAATACAGGGCAAACGCCTCCTGACCCGGCAACAGGAGGGAATGATTACTGGCAAGTTGTAGCTCGGGCAGGGGCTGATGGTACTGGCTCCGGAGACATGACCAAAGCGGACTTTGATTACAATGCTGACGGCAAAGTAAATGCCGCAGATGTTGCGGACATCGCCGCCTACGCTACCACAGCGGGAAGAGCCACCAATGCGGACGCCGCGGATTCTGTGCTGTGGAGCAATGTTAACGGCGTCCCTGACGTATTCGATCCCTCGGCCCACGCTCTCGGCAGCCACGAACCCTCCACGTTGGCCGAGTTGAGCGCGAAAGTTACCGATGCGGAGCTTGCTTCCACCGCAACGGCAACCACCGAGGTCAACGGTCTCATGAGCGCGGCGGACAAAACGAAACTGGATGGGTTGTGCTCAAGCTCCGTCACTCAATCTGATGTTATCGCGCTGGTTTTGGCGCTGGGATAGGGGGTAAAAAAATGTCTTTTGGATCTGTACAGCGAAAAATATACATGGAACCCATAACCGTAACGGGAGAGGCCGTTGGCACGGGTGACGCAGCGGAAACGACGTTTAGCCTGGACTACACCACCGTGCGAGACGGAACTCTGACCGTGTATCTGGATGGCTCCGAAACGTCAGCATACACTCCGAACCTGACAACCGGTGAAATCGAATTTACCGCCGCACCGGGACTCGACGTAGCGATTACGGCTGACTATATTTCCGGGTATGAGTCTTTGGCGCTGGAAGCTACAGGAGAAACTGTGGTGATTGGATTCGTTGTGAGCAACGCAACGGAAGACGACGGCGAAGTGACAGTTACGCTGGGAGATTACGTTTCCGTGCTCCCCGTTCCGGCGGGCTCCGGGATAGAGCCGTTACCTGGGAAAACCGTGCTCGAAACCGGCGACGAGCTGCACGTCACGGCCTCCGATGACGATTTGTTGACCATGGAGTTATCGTACATGGAGGTGTCGTAAATGAGTGCTGGTGTTTGGACGCTACGAGACATCTACCGGGATGTCGAAAATATCCGTACCGGGAATGCACCGCGAATCGGGAGCTACGAGCCCACCTGGATAATGGGGGTCTCCTCTGAGGGTGGCTGGCATAGAATTGATAAGGATGGCGACACAATTACCGTTTCTGGCTCCATAAACACGACCACGGGCACGCACTCGTTTTTTGACGACAAGCCTATCTACAGCGACATGGTGTCCGTTTCCATGGATTCTCTCCGGGAAGGGCAATCCATGGTGAAAATCCCCAAGTTTTGGTACAAGCGAACAGGCTCGGGGCAGGATGGTGATCCGTACAAACTGTGGATTTCCGACAAAGCCGCAGACGGGTTCGCAGTCCATCCAGCGTTCGCTCTGGCAGACCATTTCTGTGTGGGGGCATACACCTGTGGCGGCGCAAATTACGACTCCATAGCGGGGCTATCCCCCAAGGTCAACATGACATTTACCGCCGCTCAGTCGGCAATCCCGAGCAACCACGGCACGGGGTGGCGCATGTGGGATATTTATCAACTTGCGGCTATTCAGATGCTTTTCCTCGTTGAGTTCGGGGGACCGGATGCACAGACACTCATCGGCTCGGGGCACTCTTCGGGCTCGTCTGCCGTGGCAAATGGCGCTTCCTCCGCAATCTACCGAGGCATCCATGAGCTCTGGGCTAACGTGTGGCAAATGGTGGATGGTTACAAGGGCGTCTCTGGGGTTGCAAACATTTGGGCTCCTGATGGGAGCGACGATTGGGTGCCTACGGGGTATTCCCCAGCGAGTGGATCTGATACCGCAATAACCTCGGTAGCTACAGGCAATGGAGAGGGCTACGACTTGCGGGCCGTCAACGTTTATGGGCCTGCTGGTGCCACAGCGTTCGGGGATCGATATTGGGGCGTTGACTCCGCTTTCGTGCCCTATCACGGCGGCAACTGGGCACGCGGCGCGGGTTGTGGCGTGTTTGGACTGGCCTTGGACCTCGGCGCCGCGAGCTCGCGCACGTCTGGTGGTGTCCGCCTGGCAAAGGTTGGTGGTTAACTGTGATCTGCGGACTGCGTTCTGCCCGCCGGGCGGTAGCCCGGCGTCGGGATGGCTACCATGGCTGACGGGCTTTCCGGGTTTCGCCTCTTAACCAAGCTCGAAGAACTTGACGCTTACACCCATTTATCGACGCAACAATTCCCCAAGATGTTACGCCCAGAGTGGCCAGCTTTTTGGGGTATATGCAACGATGCCAAGGGGCCGTGACGACAAGGGCCACGCTAAGGCGCCTTGTCCTAAAGAGACCGGGAGGTTAAGCCAATGCAAAAATACGCTCGAATAGACGGCGACAAGATAATTTTGTTGTCATCGCCGCCGAAGCATGCGGGGCGCATGACACCAAAAGGGCTGCGAGGCATGGGGGTATACGCCTATACGGACGATCCGCCGGAGTACGATCCGGTTACGCAGCTGAGGGTTGGTCCGGTAATCACTTTTGACGAAGGCGAAATTACGGCTACGTATCAGGTCGTGAGTAAGAGTGTGGAGGAAATGGGGGTGGCGCTGGACGTTGCTAAAGCCGCCAAGCTCGCGGAATTGGCCGTCGCACGCTACACTGCCGAAACTGCGGGCATCACCATCAACGGCTCCACGATAGCCACAGATCGCACAAGCCAGGCCATGATTACCGGCGCGGCTCTCAAGGCCACGCAGGACGAAACGTGCTCGTGCCAGTGGAAGACGGCGCAGGGATTTGTGACACTTACCGCCGCTCAAATCATCGCTATTGCCGATGCTGTGCGGGATCATGTGCAGGGGTGCTTTGATCAGGAGGCAACGCTGGCGGGGCAAGTGGTGGCCATTGAAATAAACGAAACCACAACCCTAGCGCAAGCCCTGGCGGCGGTTGAGTCCATCACATGGCCGGAATGAAATTCCGGGTAGCAATCCCATTGTATGCGGCTTGCCGGGTCTTGGATAAGATCCGGCATTTTTTGCGCCGGGGGAAGGAGTAGGGGAAATGAAAATCATGCTTGATCCTGGCCATGGGGGAAAAGATCCCGGGGCCTGTGGACGAAACCGAACCGAGAAAGATGTCGTGCTCGATGTGGCCCGAGCTCTCCGGAATCTCCTGGAGGAAGCGGGCCACACTGTTTTGTTGAGCCGCAATGCAGATGTCTACGTCCCGCTCAGCTCCAGGACGTGCCGGGCGAACGAATGGCCTGCGGGTCTGTTTCTGAGCCTCCATTGCAACGGGGCTACAAACCCCTCCGCCCACGGCTTCGAGGTCTGGACTTCCCGGGGAGAGACGGCTTCGGATGCTCTGGCTTCCCGGATTCTCGAAGCGTGGAAACTCCATTTCCCGTCAGTTCGATTGCGCCAGGATTGGGCAGACGGGGACGGGGATAAAGAGTCCCAGTTCTGGGTGTTGCGAAAAACGGCCATGCCTGCGGTACTTGTGGAGCTTGGGTTTATCACGCATCCAGATTTCGAGCGCCTGACGGAGGATCCTAAAATGACGGATGCCTGGGCGCAGGCTCTTGCGGAGGCTGTAGGGAGGTGGATCGATGGATGACCTGTTCAACTGCATAAAACATTTTTTCTGGATCATCGTTCCGCCCGCCCTGATCGGCATGGCGGGCAGTGCCGTGCGCTATGTCCGGAAA